CAGGTCAAAGAGGAGTTTTTAATAATGAAGAAGGAACAATGTATGTAGAATTTACAGAGTTAGGATTTACAAATCCAAACCAAACCAGTATAGCTGTTTCTCAAGAAAATAGTTCTAATAATAGAGTGTTATTATTTAGAGGTGGTGGTTCAAATTGGGCTCTTCAAATAAGAGCAGCTGGTGTTAACGCAGTATCTAATAGTATAAATTTAACAACAACAGAAACTTTAAATAAGTTCGCCAAAGTAGCTATAAGATATAAATCAGGTGAAATTACTGGTTTTGTAAATGGTTCGCAGAGTTTTACAAATAGTTCTACTTTTACATTTAATGGTAATTTATTTAAATTTGGTTTTGTACCATACGATGGATCTGCAGGTAATAATTTTTACGGAAGAGTTAAAGATGTAAAAGTATTTAGAAGAACATTAACAGATTCTGAAATGGCAGAATTAACAAATAATATAACATAAAATGAGTATACAAATTTATAAAACAAATTTTGCAGACGAAACTACAGGTAAAGCAGCATTGGTAGCTGCGGGTGTATGGGCTGAAGTAACAGAAGAAGGTGTTACACAAATGGTATATACTAACGGCACACAAGCAGTAGTTGATATTGGTAAAATAGTAAAAACACCTGGAACCTATGATCCAGATGGTAAAGAAATAACTCCACCTGTATATTATCCAGGCTGGTGTTATGATGTTATGACTACTGATACATTAGACTTTGGTAGTAATGAAGTATATCCAACTAATCCAGCACATGGATTTTTAGGTTGGCCAGTAACTGCAGAAGTAGAACCTACTCCTCCTGTAGAAAGTGAATAAAACATGTAATAATAAAAAAAGATAATAATAACTAATTCAAACAATTATGCCTTACAATCAACCAAAAAATCCTGTAAAGTACATGAAAAGTGCTTTAAAGATGGAAAAAGAAATGAAAAAAATGGGTGGACCATTGCAATATGGAAGTCCTATGGATATGGAACACGAAGATTCTCCAGCTAAAATAAAACACGAAGGTTCTCCAGCTAAAAAAAGTGAAAAAGCTATGAAAAGAAAAGCTAAAAGAATAGCTAAAAGAACTGGAGGAGATGCTCAAGATGAATATTATAAATTAAAGTCTAAAAACATGGACAAAAAAAACTAAATTATGGGACACAGTATAGATCATAGAGCAATGGCTCGAAATAAAGATGAGCGTTATGACGCTAAAATGGCTTATGATAAAAATTTAAGCGGTAAAGCTAGATTACATTATTTAGAAAATGATATACACGATAAAGGTATGTCTATGAAATCTGGTATGCATATGGAATCAGCTAAACAAGAAAGAAAGAATTTACTTAATATTAACCCAGTTGTTAATAGAGGTACTTTTATGTCTAAGCATTCAAGCGCGTTTAATATGGAGCACGATTCTCCAATGGAAGCTAACGCTTTTTATGCTGCTTTAAATGCTGCTAAAGAATCTGGTAAAGATACTTTTAAAGTTGGTGGTAAAACTTTTAATGTAAAAGGAGGTTCTGCCGCTGCAATGTATGATTCACCTGCTGGTAAGCACTGCTATTAATAAATGGCTTTTAAGATAAAACCTTTTTTTCCTTTAGATTCAACACCTATTTATACAAGAGATTTAGAACATGGCGTTATGGGTAAGGCAAACAACAACGGTACTATACTTATAGGTAGTAATGTTCCTATTGAAATGCATGATGAAGTTATTGCGCATGAAATGGTGCATATTGATCAAATGAAAAGAGGTGATCTTGATTATGATGATGACAATGTGTATTGGAAAGGTAAAGTATACCCAAGGGCACAAATGCAAGAAGGAGCTAAGAGTTTACCTTGGGAAGCAGAAGCATATAGAAAAGCATGAGTAAGAAATTTAAAGATACAACTGTTGGTCAAATATTATTTGGAGCAGCGTCTGCAATAAATCCTACATTAGGAAACGTATTGCAAGGTGTGACATCTCCAAAAGAAGCAATTGAAGCTATTACTAAATCAGATGCACCAGCTGAAGATAAAGTAAAGTTACAGCAATTAATATATGATCAACAAAATAAAGAAATAGAAGCCATTACATCAAGATGGCAGGCAGACTCTATGAGTGATTCATGGATGTCTAAAAATGTACGTCCATTAGTTTTAATATGGTGTATATGTATATTTTCATTAGCTGGAATATTAGACAGTGTTGAAACTATACCATTTCACATAAACGAATTATGGAACGATACATTTGAAAAAGTAATGATGGCCGTTGTTTTAGCCTATTTCGGCGGACGTACAACAGAAAAGGCAAGCAATATATTTAAAAAATAAACATTAACATTAACATTAACATTTAACATTATGGCAAAGTACATTAAAATTAAAAAAGAAAATATCAATATTGGAAGCGCTGCTAGTGATATTTTAATCGGAGATATAGTCTCTGTAACTCAAGGAACTTTAGCTGGAGTTGGAAACGCAAATAACGTTGCGATTCAAACTGAAGGCAAAACTTACTTATTAACTGTAACAACTGCTGCTGCTGATTGGACAAAAGACATTCAAAGAGCATTAACAGCTAATCCAGGTGGAGTTATGGCAGTTGTGTCACCTTCATCTACAGTAAAAGTAACTACTTGCTTAATTGCATAAGTAAAAACCTTTTAGATATTGAGACCATCTAACGGTGGTCTCAGTATTATTTAAATTAAATTAAATTAAAAAAAAATGTCAGAAGAAATTAAAAAAATTACAGAAGAAGAGTTATCTAAAATTAAAGATTTTCAAAATAAAATTGCTAAAGCTTTACAAGATGTAGGAGTTTTAGAAGCTGAAAAACATGCTTTATTACACATGGTTTCAGGTTTAAATCAAGATCAAGAAAAACTCAAAAAAGAATTAGAAGAAAAGTACGGATCTATTAATATTAACTTAGCAGATGGTACTTTTGAAGAAATAAAAAAAGAGGAAAAAGAAGAAAAGTAATGAATAACGTTATACGTAAAATCAGTATTGGTTCTGATTATAAAAATGACGCTATGCATTATTCTATTGGTCAAGAAGTTTATGGTGGTCATACAATTTCTCATATTTTATTTGAAGAAAAAGATAACTCGTATAACATTCATATAAAGAAAAACAATGAGGTATTGCCATGGAAGAAATTTAATTCTAACATGGCTATATCTATTGAATATGATTTAGAATATTAATGAATAGTTTATATGATTTTATTATACAGCCAATAGGTGAAAGATATAATAATACTAAAAAGATTGGAGATGTAGATTTAATTTTAAATAATAAAATTGAATCATGGAAGTTTGTAAATCGATTAGCAAAAGTATTATCAACACCATTAGCTGTTAAAACACCTATAAAAAAAGGTGATATAGTTATAGTTCATCAAAATATATTTAGAAGATTCTATAACATGCAGGGTAAACAAAAAGATAGTAGATCGTATTTTAAAGATAATATGTACTTTGCAGGAATTGATCAAATATATTTATATAAAAATAAAGACAAATGGATTTCATTTGGCGATAGATGCTTTGTAAAACCAATAAAAAATTCTAGCTCTATATTAAATAGAAAAGAAGATCCTTATGTTGGTATACTAAAAATTGGTAATAATTCATTAGAAGCATCTAAAATTAATCCAGGAGACACGATAGGATTTAAACCTGGCGCTGAATGGGAGTTTTTTATAAATGATGAGCGATTATATTGTATGAAATCAAATGATATTGTAATTAAATATGGACACAAAAAAAATCAAAAAGAATATAATCCAAGCTGGACGAATAGCAGTTGATGAATTAATTAAAGTTGCTAAAGAACCTATTATTGATTTTGGTCCAGATATATCAGCTGATCGTTTAAAAAACGCAGCTGCTACAAAAAAGCTTGCAATATTTGATGCATTTGAAATTTTATCTAAAATAAATGAAGAAGAAAATATTATTGAAGGTAAAGTTGAAGAACAAACTAAAAAACCTAAAGAGTTTAAAGGTTTTGCAGAAGGGAGGTCTAAATAATGTACGAGCAAAGTTTATATAAAATATTAGATAATCATATTAAACAAAAAACTATAAAACAACAAAATAGATATAGTAAATGGAAATATGGTTACAACAAAGAACATGACGTAGTTGTTATAAGTAAAACTGGTAAAATAGGTGATATAATAGAAATACAAAATCTAAAAATAGCACTACCATTAGCAGAAAAAATACATAAGTTTAAAACTAATAAATGGGAGTATACGCAACTACCAATTGAATTAAAAAGAATAAAAACGATATTTGACTGGGAAGAATATCCGTTAGATTTTAAAGAAACATGGTATGATTACATTGATGAAGAATTTAATCGCAGAGAGCAGGGTTTTTGGTTTTATAACAAAAACGTTGCTACTTACGTTACTGGTTCTCATTACATGTACTTGCAGTGGTCTAAAATTGACGTCGGGAAACCAGATTTCCGTGAATCAAATAGATTATTCTTTATTTTCTGGGAAGCTTGTAAAGCAGATTCACGATCCTTTGGGATGTGTTACCTTAAGAACAGGCGTTCCGGGTTTTCTTTCATGGCCTCAGGAGAGGTGGTTAACTTGGCAACCATATCAAGTGACAGTAGGTATGGTATATTATCCAAGTC